CAAGCAGCAGCTGAAGCTCAAGCAGCAGCTGAAGCTCAAGCAGCAGCTGAAGCTCAAGCAGCAGCTGAAGCTCAAGCAGCAGCTGAAGCTCAAGCAGCAGCAAAAGTAGCAGCAGCAAAAGTAGCAGCCGCAAAAGCAACAGGCTCAAAAGAAGCCAAAAAAGTAGCAGCAATTGCTGCTATTATAAAGGCAGAAAAAACACTAGATAAGTTAAAGGCAAAAGCATCCGCATCCGCAGCAGCAGCAGCAGCAGCAGAAGTAGCAGATGATCAAGCATTTGCAGCATTAGAAGCAGCAGACGCAGAAATGGAAACATTAGCAACAACTAATGCGCCTGCTTCTGCGCGGGCTGCTGCTATTGCAAAAACAGACAAATTACTAATATCAGCTGAGGCAGCAGCATCAGCAAAGGCAGCAGCAAAAGCAGCAGCAGCAGCAGATAGTCAAGCAGTCACAGAATTTGCGAATTCTCTTGCAAAGACAAAAAAATTAATATTAGAATTAGATAAGACAAAAGCAAAACCAGTCGCTGCAGAACTACTATTGAAATAGTAAATATAAACCTACACTAAATATACATTTAATATTTATCAAGATATATATACTGTTAAAAACATGTTTATATTAAAAATTAATTTTAATCAATTTTTAATATATTTATAATATATATGTTTGATTCTACTGATAAAATATTTATAGGTGGACTTTTAAAAAAATGTCTAAAATATTTAAAAGATTGTATGAAAAAAACTTTAAAATATAAAATAATTCTTGAACCAAATGAAAATAACGAATTAGTTGCCTTTACTATTAAAAAAAATATAAAAAAAGAACGTTTATTTTGTCCAATAGGTGCTTATCATAATAATGAACAAGAATTTAGATATTATAAAGGATGGAATAATATATTATTAGAACACGTTCAAAAATATAATGGTATTATTAAATTTGATGATATTGATATTTTTAGTTCAACTATAAATAAATTATTTAAAAATACAGTTAAAATATCTCCAAAAGATTATTTAGTTATTCCATGTTTACTTGCAATAGCTAATCCCGCGTTTAATATTGTAGAATTTGAAACAGAAGATACTAATGTAAAAATATATGCTCTAATTAAATTAGATATCAAATGTCCATTTAATTATGATAATTTTCTTAAAGAATGGGATGTACTTAAATCTGTTATTGTTTTAAAGAATCATTACATTTCTAGATCAAATAAAAAAAAATTAACTAAAAAGAAATCAAGTAAAAAGAAATTAAGTAAAAAGAAATCACATAAATAAAATCTATTATATATTATAAATGCAACAAAATAATCATACCTTTCATATTATTGATCCTTCTCTAAAATCAGCAAGATTATTATATGATTGGGAAAGATACGAAGTAATTCAAAAACTTAAATTAGATAATATCCATCTTTATTCTATTAGTATTAAAGACTGGAGATGTGTTGCTATGAATGCTCAAGTTGATGATATAATTTGTTTTAAAAATCATCTAATAAAATTTTATAGAATTGTCGTATAAAATAAAAATTAATAAATTAATTTCTATTTTATCTGAATCTCACAACTTGCTTGATCTGCTTTAGACTGCAGGAGCCGTCGCGCACGGAACGCTCCCCGGAACGTGCGTCGTCGGAGGAGCACCCAGGAACATGTTGCCCGGAAGGTTGTCGCCGAAGTACACCTTCATGTTGTCCTTGAGTGCCTGAACTTTCATGACCTCAACGTAGCCAGGGATGGCGTAGAGAGTCTGCATCGAAATTGCCTCGAGGCGTGCTGCCTCTGCATTTGCGATGGCGAGAGCCTCGATCTGCTCTGCCTGAAGCTTGGTAGCAGCAAGCGCGCGCTCGTTGTCAGCCTTCTGAACGAGTGCCTCCTGATGCTTCTCGATGGCGATGCGCTTGCCGCGCTCCTCCACCAGAAGCTTGTTCGCCTTCTCAGCCGCGAGCTCAAGACGCTTCTGCTTGATCTCGGGAGGGATGATGACGTTGGTGATGCGCACCCAGTCAATTGTGATGCCCGAGTTCACCGAGTCTACCTGCTTCTGGATCTCCTCCTTCAGGCGATCATCGAGCGCGTGGAAGTCAGTGATCTCGATCTCGTCGACCGTGCGCTCAGCACACAGCTCGCGCATGCGCTGGCCGAGTGGGTTGAGCACGAGCACCGTGTCGTAGTTGAAGCCGAACTTGGAGACCACCGAGACTACGGACTCCGGCTTGATGCGATTGGCGATCTCAATGCTCGGAATCTCGATGTTGACGCCCTCCTTCGAGACGCAACGCTGGTTCTTGAGAAAATCGGTATCCTGTATGTACTTGACATGGCGGATGTCCGACGTGAGCGGGTTGTAGAGGTTGACGCCCGTCTGGAGGTTGGGCTGGATCTGGCCCATCCAGCTGTAGACGCCGACGTGTCCGCTTGGGATGGCGGTGTAGAAGGCATCTGTTGTCGTCACGCACAAGGNGGATACGAGAACAACGGACAGTGCAAGGGAAATGCGCTTGACCATTTTGATCGAAGGATGTGGGAGGGCTGAAAGCAGCGCAAAAGTACAATCAAATTAATGAATCTTATTNGGATTTATTTTTTCAATTTTTTTAGATTCATTTATAATAATTAGTTTAGATCATTATATATAAATCTATAAATAATATACATATATGAAACTTCTTTCAACACTTGTTTTAGCCCTTGTATCAATCGTCTCAGCCTCTCACAATGTATCTAATGGATGTATATCCTTTTCTGTCAGTTCTGGAACTGGATGTGCATGGATGTGCCAATACTGCCAAGATAACCTAAAAACAACAAATTACTATTTTACTGATAATGTATGCACTTACAAAACTGGAGGATGCGTCGGAAATCCAATTGCCGGTAAACAATATACATGCTGCTCTAATTCTCAAGAATTATAAAAAAAAAATTATAATATAATATATATATATGAATTATTATCAAAAGTACTTAAAGTACAAAACAAAGTATTTAGAATTAAAAGGAGGAAAACCAAAAGGTCCAAACCCAAATAAACCCGTTATAAAAGCAACTGAAAGATTATGTCCTGTATGTCAAGTAACTGTAAAAGAATATAATGATGTCGTTGATACAGCAACAGGTTGGATGGTTGATGCTCTATCATGCTACCCAGAAATACTAAAAGAACGTCAAGATATTAAAGATTATTTAAAAAAAAATAATCTACAAATAGTTCCTAAAGAAATACATAAAGAAAATATGGTTGAAAGATTAGGTCATATGTTTGGTAAATTATCAGGTGGTGAAAAACCAACAGATCCAAACCCAAATAAACCAGTTAAAAACAAAGCAACTGAAAGATTATGTCCCGTATGTCAAGTAACTGTTAAAGAATATAATGATGTAGTTGATACAGCAGATGAGTGGATGGTTGATGCTATATCATGCTATCCAGAAATACTAAAAAGTCGTCAAGACATCCAAGATTATTTAAATAAAAATAATCTAAAAATAGTACCTCGTGAACAACATAAACAAAATATATTAGCAAAACTTGGCAATATCTTTTCATAAATCAAAATAAATTAAATTATTTTTGTATTAGATCCATGTTCAGGACATACACCGTCATACTTACCTTTAATAACTATACCGCAATGGCATGTATAACCAGTTTCAACATTATGTTTATGTAATTCTTCACAATCTTTTATACATTGTTGAATACAACATTCCCCAGTAGGTTCTCCTTCATACAAATAAATTTTCTTATTATCAAAAGACTCATCGCAAATATAACATGTATTTCTTTTAACTTTTTTAACTTCTTCAGTTTTACATTTCCAACATAACCAATTTGTATCTTTCATATATCCCACGAAACTTTCATAATCTTCATCATTATCATCTTCGTTATCTTCATCTTCTGTATTTTGAGAATCATGTGTGCATTGAGCACTACATACTAATCTTGTATTAGCATATGCCTTTGAACAATCCCATTTTGTATCATCCATATATTTTAATATCTTATCATACTTTTCTATTATTTCTGGAGGATATACTACATTACTTATATTATGAATACATGGGGGAACACATCTTCCCCAATTTGTATCATGAAAATAATCCAATAATTCTTCGTATTGAGGATTAAAAAGTTTATCTATTGGCTCATTTAATTCATTAACTAAATGAATTAATTCATCCGAATCATTATCTAATCCAATATTACCTTTATCATCATATAAATATACTCCTTTATTATATCCTATTTTCATTGAATTCCAATCAAATGTATTCGCAAATCTTTTTGTCATCCTTTGATTATCTACTTTATTTAAGATTTTAACAACATCTTTGAATTGTTTCGTGTCCCAATCGCCGAAATTTAATGGAGTAGGCATCTTTATATGATATTAATATGGTTATAAATAAATTATTATAAAATCAATTTTATTTGTAAATTTTATCAATTTATAAATTAAACACTCATAAAAGTAGGAAACAATCTATTATGAGCATTTATATTTCCATTCATTGCAGCTTTAAACATTAGATCATTTCCAACTAGATAATTTTGTTGAACTCCATATCCATTTAGAAAACATTCTGCTAACAAATATTGAGAATCAGAATGATTCTGTTGAGAAGCATAATGTAACCATATCGCGGCAGCTCCTTTATCCATTTTTATACCTTCGCCGTTCAATAAACACCATCCCATTTTATATTGTGCTCTAGCAAGTCCTTGTTGACCAGCCTTATTAAACCATACGACTGCTTGCTCTTTGTCTACTTTTGTTGCACATCCAGTTCCATTAAACAAATCATTTCCAATAAAATATTGATATGTTGGATCTGAAAAATAAGATGGGTTTAATTTAGTCATGTCAAGGTTTTCGTGATTTTCTATTAGAGACATCTTTGATACATTATAAAAAATAATGTATTAAAATTGTGATTTTCAATTTTTTTAGATTCATTTATGAATATAAAAAAATTAGAACGAATTAAAATGAAGTTTCAATTTTTATTTATATTTATAATATTAAAAATTAGTATGAAAATTCCATTCTCTTTCATCATCACCAATCTTTTCATATGCTCCAACTGTTGGAGGAGACTTTATTCTTTTATAATTCTTATAATTTAAATCTAAATATCTTAAACATTTATTTACACCTTGGTGATACGCATCGTCAATTACAATTATTCCTCCTTTTCTTAATAATAAATTTGCATAAAAGAAATCTAATAAAGTATAATCAAATGTATGCCAACCATCTATAAAAATCAAATCATATTCATTCTTCTTTTCTAATAATTTTGGTAATACTATATATGATTTATCTTCGTATAATTTATGATATTTTTCCATTTTAATTTTTTTAATTAATTTAACTCCAAAATTATTCCATTGAGTTTCTTGAAATGGATCTATTGAATCTAATTTAATATCATCTTTTTTTAATTTCTTTAATCCAAGTAATATATACATACTTGATATACCATATGCCATACCAACTTCTAAACATCTTTTTAATTTATGTTCATGTATAAGATTATATAAGAAATTTCCTTCTGCTGGTTTTATAGAACTATTTATATGTGTATTCTCTTGAATTGAAATAGATGTTAATTTTAAGTTTTCATATAATTGTTTTTCAAAATCATAATCAACATCATTATTGTTTTGTGTATATTGAAATTCGATATATTGATTTAAAAATAATTTATCTAATATCTGAAAATAAGTTTCAAAATCTTTTTTTTTAATACTTTTCATTATATCTAAATATATCTTAGAACTATCTAACATATTTTGACTTAATTTTTTTAAATCAATTGTTTCATTAATTTTAACATATTCTATATTGTCAATTAATTCTTTAAATTTATCTTTTAATATAATTGGATTATAATTTAAAAATAATACCTTACTATGATATATTATAATACGTTCAAATAATAATAATAATAAATTAATTAATTTTACTGTGTTTGAATCATATCCAAATAAATCAATCATTAGACATCCATTATTATTTAAACATTCAAAAATTGTTAAAATTTTTATAATTGTTGGTTTAAATTGATACTCAATTCTTTCTTGAAAATTTAAATTTCTAAAATCATTATATTTAAATATAGTTGCTTTAATAAAATCATATTTATTTTTACATTTGTCTTTTAAATTATCTTTACCAACTAAATAATCATTCTTTAAATTTTTATAAAAATCTAAATCAAAGTGAATATATAATATATTATTTGTTGAAACATATTGTTTAATTAATACATTATCAAAAACTATAGATGGTTTTGAGAGATTTTTAGTAAAATTTTTATATAATATATGATTTCTATAAATTTGTCGTAAAGAATAAGAATCTTCTTTATTTTTTAATATTTTTTCAATATCTGGTAATGAATATTTATGTTTACTTTTATCTATACTATAATTAAAATTATATCTTGATACTTCAAACATATATTAAATTTTATTTTATTTTTATTTTTATTTATAAATTAATTATTTGGGTCCTATATTTTTAGCTATAGGAATCTGTATATACTCCGAAGAGGTCTTTCGACTTTTACTTATATTTTTGTCTATAAGGGTAGACTTATGAATTCTCCGAAGAGGATCTGTTGATCGTTATTATAGTTTTGTTTATAAAGACATTTTATATACTCCGAAGAGGATCTTGCGATCATTACTATAGGTTTGTCTATAGATGTTTTATTTTACCTCCGAAGAGGGAACTTCCATTTCACTCCGAAGAGGATCCTGAAATTCATATTGTGCACGTTTTATGTGCTGACGCTTTTATAACCTCCGAAGAGGGAACTTTCGTTCATTTTGGGTTATAATTTTTAATTATATATTATAATATAAAATTTTCAATTTTTTTGATTCATTTCTAAATATCAAAAAATTGAAAATTATATACGTTATTATTACTATATATAAAAATATCAATCTAAAAGTCATTCAAGATGGCTAACATGGAACAAAAAGTTTCTTTCAAATTCATAATTGAAAAGTATCAATTTGTTAAATTGCTAATTCTTCAAGTGCTAAAAGCATTTCCTGTTAAATTTCCATTTCAGGAATATCTATTGCGCGCAATTCCTATGGAATCAACGCACTCTAATTTTAATAGTATATTATATTCATTAGATAAAATTGTCTTTAAAATGCGCACGATGAAAGATGAAAATGAAGAATTATTTAAATTGAAACATGTATTACGAATTGATTGTAACATGAGTTATCTTAACAAAGTAATCAATCGATCATCTGATATATATCAAATATTTTTAGATAAGCTTGAACTTCCTAAGCATAAGATTCCAATTGGTAAAGTTGATGGTGAAATTAAATACAAAGAGTTAAGTTTTTTTCCACATGTAATTCATGACGCAAGACCTGTAAAATTAGTTGAGTCGGCAATAGAAAATCACGAAAAATTTTCTGCCGAAACTGTACAAAAAGTGGAATTGATTGATATTCATTCTCTCCTCTTTGGACATATAAAAATTGTATCTGAAGAAGAAAGAATTAAGAAATTACGTTATGGATTTATGCAGAAGGTTGTTTTTCATCGTGATATTTTCAAGGAAATTCCTGAAGATGGCTCAGGAACATCACTATCAGTTTTGTTACATAAGAAATCAAGACGTTTCACATGTTCTATACCACTAAAGACACTCGCATCTTATATTCATGCTAGTATCGAATCTAATAATTTTAAATTATTTGTTACACTATGTTATTTAGGCAATGGTGTAACAAAAAAACAAGTTAATATTATGATTCCATGTGCATGTTGTGTAGAAAGAAAAGTTAAAGATATTCACAATATTTTAATCCCATTTAGAGGATTCATCACTATAATGGAAGGTCTATATCATGAAAAAATAGATTTTGTTAAGATATATAACGATGCCAGAATTATGAAAGCAATTGGTAATCCAGATTATAATATCTATGAATGTAAGACAGATGGGTGTAAATTTAATAAAACACCTTATATCATTTCTGCCGGACATAGCTGTAAAGCAGGAAAATGTATTCCTAATTATAATGAATCTGGAAAAGGATTTTTTCACAGATTTAATTGCCCAGATTGTGAAGTAAATGTATGTGGAATCTGTTTTAATAATAAGGATTCTCATTTAGGTGAAACAGAAGTATGTCCTAAAAAGACAGAATTAATTTCAGCCGAAGAAATTGAAGAAGCACGTAAGAATGGATTTCGTCAATGTCCTTGTTGCAAAACAATGACTGAGCGTAATGCCGGATGCGCTCATATGACATGTTCAGCGTGTTTAAATCATTGGTGCTTCGACTGTGAACAATTATTGCCCGTTGATCCAGTTCGACGCTCGAGATATATTCACAAATGTCCTAATGCAGTTCCTGGAGTACAGGGTGCCTATACTGATCCAGATGACGCTGCGCAAATTGGACAGTTTGGATTAATTCGTGGAGATAATCCCGAGGTAAATCCTGCACGTGATCATAATCTTAATAATTAGAATTTAATTTATATAAAAGAATAATATTATAATTATAATTATAATGCAATATAGAGATATTAGTGGACATTGTATGGAACATTTAAGAATATATCAATCACCATATAATAAAATTAGAATTGGAAAAAATAATGATGGTGGTTATGTAATTTGTGATATACCAGAAGTGAATTATGATATATTATTATCTGGAGGAATTGCAAACGATATTAGTTTTGAACAAGAACTTTTAAAAAAATATCCAAATTTATCTGGATATGGTTTTGATGGTACTATTCAAAAAATACCAGAAAATAATTTTAGTAATAGATTTACTATTATTAAAAAAAATATTAGTTCAAATGAAACTGATAAATTAACTAATCTAAGAGAATACTTTGATAAATATAATAATATCTTTATGAAAATGGATATTGAAGGAGCTGAAAATTATTTATTTGCGTCTTTATCCGATAATGATTTGTTAAAAATTAAACAACTTGTCATAGAATTTCATAGTCCAACTCAAATAGTAATTCCTTCAAGACTTGCAAATACTCATTGGTTAGTTCATTTACATGGAAATAATAATGGATCAATTGTATTAATAGAAAATATTCCTGTTCCATCTGTATTTGAATGTACATATATCCGTAAAGATAACATACAATATCTACCATTTAATAAAACACCTATTCCAGATAATTCAGTTGATCAACCAAATGTGCTACAATTTAAAGATCATGTATTAACAGGATTTCCATATGTTGATTAATCAACTTCCTCAACTTTAGGTCCTGGTTCAGGCATATCTGTTGGTGCTCCTTGAGGATTTACATATTTCATCGGATTAAATACTTCATTTAATTCCTTTTGTTTTGACTCATATTCTTCAGTCGTATGTTCCCCCTCCATCCATTTAAATGTATCTTCAACAAATTGTTTCAGTTTTGTCATTTCATCTTCGGGTATTGATGTTTTTAATTTCTCTTCATCAAGAGCCGATTTCATTCCATAAACCATTCCCTCTAGTTTATTCTTTGCATCAATCTTCTTTCTAAATAGTTCATCCTCCTCCTTGAACTTTTCAGCCTCCTCAACCATTCTATCAATTTGTTCCTTTGTTAATGCATTTCCACTTGTTTGGATTGTCAGTTTTTGTGACTTGCTTGTTGACTTCTCTAATGCTGTTACTGTAAGAATTCCATTTGCATCAATATCATATGTCACTTCTAATTGAGGAATTCCTCTAGGCATTGGCGGAATTCCATCAAGTTGAAATTCTCCTAGTTTGTGATTATCCTTTGTTAATGGTCTCTCTCCTTGGAAGACACGAATTGTTGCTGCAGGTTGATTGTCAGAATATGTACTAAATGTTTGAGACTTCTTTGTAGGAATTGTTGTATTTCTTGTAATTAATGGTGTCATTACATTTCCAGATGTCTCAATTCCAAGTGTAAGAGGAGTTACATCGAGAACAATTAATGACTCGAGTTTCTCATCCTTTACTCCTCCAAGAATTGCTCCTTGAACTGCAGCACCATATGCTACAGCTTCATCTGGATTTACTGATTGGCATAATTCCTTACCATTGAAATAATCACGTAAGAGTTGTTGAACTTTCGGAACTCTTGTTGATCCACCAACTAAAACAATATCATGTACTTGATCCTTTGACATCTTAGAATCTTTCATTACTTGTTCAACCGGTGTCATTGTCTTTCTGAATAAATCTTCGCATAATTGCTCAAACTTTGCCCTTGAAACAACAGTATTGAAATCATTGCCATTATGTAATGAATCAATTTCAACATTTGTTGTCATTGCTGTTGATAATGATCTCTTTGCTCTTTCGCAAGCATTTTGAAGACGTCTTCTGGCTTTCATGTTCTTCGAAATATCCTCCTTGTACTTCTTTTGATACTCGATACAGCAGTAGTCTACAAGGCGTTGATCTAAATCTTCACCACCCAAGTGTCCATCTCCAGCAGTTGCCTTTACTTCGAATACTCCGTCATCGATCGATAAAAGTGTAACGTCATGTGTGCCACCACCAAAGTCAAAAATCAATACATTTCTCTCACCCTT